CTCCGCTCAGTGGCTTCGCAGCCACGCGTTTACCCTTCAGGAGTGTTAGTTCGACGATTATCAAGTGCCCAGAGAATGGATGTTCGCCTAAAATAGGGTTCGCACCCGAATATAAGCAGATTCCATGCGGTTAGCTACCGCCGAGGGTCTTGACTTGCCGTACCGACGCTGGACAGTGCTGAACAGCTAGCGCTGACACATTGTCACCTGGAGGAGACGCATATTCCAATTACTTTCAAAGGTCCAGTATAAGTGAGCGACACAAAGCGTAAGGGGGTTCGACGACGTGCCCCGGGATGGGAAACTCTTCCATTCCAATGGTGTCGTCCAAACGCTCCCGAATGCCAGTGTTCCACCTGCTGGGCCCTGCGAAAGTCTGGATTGAGCGGGCAGTGCTTTACGGCTCTCGTTTGGAGTGCCGTGGCCTTTCAGACGCTTAGAAAGTCAGTTGCTGCAAACCCAAAGTTAGGGCTGGCATTCGTGTCGGCTTTGACCGCGATAAGCGGCGCGCTGGTTTATCTACGATGAAAGGATATGTCCCATGCTACCAAAGAACATAACCGTTAACGGAACTTGTTACAAAATCCCCGGACCTAATACGTCTGTCTTCGCGATAAAGGAAGTGGTTACCTGCGGACCGATCGTGCATGGAAACATGCATGACCCTAACGTGTGGTACTACGACGCTAAGTGGATGCAGATGTGGTATGGGGGCGAGTTCCGGTATTACTATCCAAGAATCGATTCGCTGTATGCGATAAATTCCGGGTATTTCGGTTTGTGTGACGACCCTGACGGGCCGTTATGGGACAGAGCATCTGTTAAAGCCATAGCCCTTTCTAAGCTATTCAGTAAGGTACGTGGCGAGCTTGATCTCGGCGTTGATATAGCCGAGTGGAAGCAGACACGCACGATGCTTGCAGATCTTAAGTCTGATGCTGCTAAAGGCGTTGGATCGCGGGATGAATACGAGCGCAAAGTCAAGCGCTCAATCCGTGATCTGAAACGCGAAATCCAGCAGCGGAAGCGGCAGAGTGGCCTCAAAAGCATGCGTTTCGTACGCACGCCCAGTAAGGTCCTTCAGCTCCTTTTACGGATACCTGCACTCGTCAAACGTGATAGCAGATCGCTTGCTAATGGGGTTCTTCAATATAAGTATGGGTGGAAACCTCTCCTCGCCGACTATTATGGCGCGGTGAACGAGGAAATCCGTACCGTGGTAAACCGCCTGAAACAAGTAAGGGCGAGCCACAGAATCCCTATTACGGAAGATACCATTCAGCACCGACGTATTAATAACATGTCGGCCGCCGGAGTTATCCGGAAAGGCACTGGAAAGCAAACGTGCATGTTTTCTGTGCACATGGACTGTCCTACGTTCGACTGGGCTCGTTGGTCCACGCTGAACCCGATAGGCCTTGCTTGGGAGTTAATCCCTTATTCCTTTGTGGTTGACTGGTTCTACGACGTGGGGTCCTACCTTCGGGACCTCGAGACTGCACTGTTGTACAGGTCGCAGTTTGTTAGTGGGTATTGCTCAGAGCTCTACCAGTATTTTGGCACTGAGAAAGTCATGCCTGGTCAGGTATGGCCGATCGGTGGTAACCAATGGTGGAAGCAGAGCGGTATCACTACCGCATGGTATCGCAGATCTATCTTTTCGCGAACCTTGCTTACGTCGTGGCCGTTACCGAACGCACCGAGCTTCGAAGCTCACCTAGGTGGCGAACGACTCCTCGTCGCTGCCGCACTGTTGCGTCAATTAATACTACGCAATTAGTGAAACCCAACGGTGCCCGTTAGGGTACCATTTTAAGTGAGGCGACTCATGGCTGCGGTTAACATCGTTTTAGCCGACGCACAGGCAACCCCTGTGAACCATACTTTTGTACCCCTTGGACCGGACAAGGATGGTGTGTTCTGGTGGGAAGACCAATCTGCTGCAAGCCCGATCGGGTTCTGGCGAGTCAGTTATCAACTGAAGCGCCCTCCTGTAGGCCAAGCTGGTCAGGATTCCACCAAGCGCACCTTCCGAGCCGTTATCGGGTTGCACGAGCCCCTGTTGGAGAACGTGACGAACAACACGGTTTCCGGCATTGCGCCAGCCCCGACGTTGTCATATGTTCCGAGAGTCTTTTCGGAATTTGTGATGCCGGAACGCTGTGCTCTGATCGACCGCAAGAATCTGCGGAAGATGATTTATAATCTCTCCAATGAGGCGCAGTTCGTGTCTCTTGTGGAGAGTCTGAGCATGCCGTACTAACGGTCAGCTGATCAAGATGAGCACAAACAGCGATGTTATGCGGGCTGTTGTACAGTCCGTGTGCGAACAACTTGACACAGCTAGGTCCCTATCCGTTTGGTTGTGTTTCAAATACAACCAGGAGGCTCTCCTTGAGCTTCCCATGCCGGATATTGCATCTAAAGCGACGCATGAGTTCTTTAAGGATTATTTGATTACTGAGTACCTTTCAAAGTACAAGGGATTGAAGACGTCCTTTAATACTCGCGATCGCGCACTCGGCAAGTGGAAACAAGCCGAGGTACAATGCGCCGAGACAAATCTGCGATTTCGCCAATGGCAGCATCGACCCTTTTCTGGTCGCGTTGAGTGTGCCCTTTTCGGCGCACAACGTAAAATTGCTGCTGTGTTAGGTGAGTTGCGAATCCCGGTTGTATTGGACGGATGTAAGTGGGGTCCTGGAGCCACTTTTGATCTCATCAGGAGTGAAGCATCTCCAGACAAGAAAATGTTAGGCCCTATTTCGGTTACTGACTCGGCACTACCGTGGTTTAAAACGGTGGTCGAGGCGGACCCGCATTGGGGGGCTTGCTTCTTTGGGGTAATACCCGAGGGCGCTTATAGTCTCCTTCCTTCTGCCTTTAAAACGGTTAGAGGGTCGCGGTTCCTTACGGTGCCGAAAACCGCCAAAATCGATCGGTGTATAGCTGCGGAGCCTACTGGAAATAGTTTTCTCCAGCAAGGCGTTCACAGTTATCTGCGCCGTAGGTTGCGTCGGTTTGGTGTCAATCTGGACGACCAGTCCATCAATCAGCGAAGGGCGCATGACGCGTTCTTCTGCGGGTTGTCCACGCTAGATCTTAGCATGGCGAGTGACACTATATCTCGTGAACTTATTTACCACTTGTTACCACTCGATTGGGCGTTGTTTCTAGACTCGCTGTGTTCACGTGAAACACTCGTGGACGGCGAATGGGTGCGGACTCATAAATTCGCATCCATGGGGAACGCCTTTTGTTTCGAGCTGGAGTCTCTCGTGTTCTGGGCCCTTGCTGGGTCCGTGAACGAGGACTTGGGTAATGTAGACAGTGTGACCGTTTATGGTGACGACATTATTGTGCCAAGGGACTCGTTTGACCGTGTGGTAGAAATACTCACGGAATGCGGGTTTACCATTAACACTAAGAAGTCGTTCAAAGACGGAAATTTCTTCGAGTCTTGTGGAAAGCATTACCACATGGGCACGGAGGTCACACCTGTCTACCAGAAGGAAGTAGTGATTCATCCTTCTGAACTGATACGTGCACACAATCGACTGTGTCGGTTGGCAATCCGCAGCTTTAATGGCGAGCTTGTTGTCGTCAGAAAGGCGATGCGTGCGATCACAGAGATGTGGCCGCACCGACCATTCCCTCGGATTCCTTACGGTCTCCAGGAAGATGGTGGTTTCTTGCGACCCCTTCGGGAGTTCATCCCGCATCAGAACCATGGTTTTCGTTGCCATGTCTATGATTTCGAACCCCGATATACTGGGGCTAGAGAGGACGCAATGTATGCGTATCAGCTTCGCCGTACTACACACCTTAATGATGGCCGGAAAGAAGCCGTGCGCGAGAGCACTTACTACTCTGTGTTCGAGCGTCGGCATCGGTCATTCTTTAATCCGGAAAAGATTTTGTGTGCTGAAAAGTGCCCTGACGGGCGCCGTAGGCATCAAACCGGATATGTGGGTGTAGCGGTGATGGGTAAGTGGCGGACGAAAGTCCGCGATATTTACGAGTCTGCCATTAGCGAAAGCGAGTGGTTAGAGCCTCCTGTGGACGAATAAGCAGGTTAGGGGAGCCCGTTAAGGGCTTATAAAGAG